AGAAAGTTTCAAGAACAATACGGAAAAGAAGAAGGAAAGAAATTTTTCTATGCTTCAATTGTTAAAGGAACATTGAAAGATAAAGGTCTTCATGGTAAAGGTACGGGAAAATTAGAGAAAGCAAAAAGAACTTATCAACATAAACGAAAAAAATAATGGAGGAGAAAGTTTTACTTGAAGAATATTTTGGAAAGCAATTAAGGGAATATATTGCTGAAAATCAAGAAAAAGCTCAGCAACTTTATTTGAGATTGAAATCTTTGTCCGCATCAGAAGAGTGGAGAGTTTTTCAGAAAATCATTGAAGACACAAGAGAAAGAGTTATTCAGAACTTTGAGAATTCCCCAACACAATTAGAAACATTGATTGCTTATAGGGAAAGCCTATCTGCTCTTGATTTTTTAAAAAATTTACCTGAGAATTTAATAAAAGTTATAGAATTAGAATTTGTAAACTTGACAGGGTCGTAATTAGTATGTATAATTTGGTAAAATGGTAAAGAAAAAAGAAGAACAAACATCGCAAGAAAATTTGGTATCAGAAGAAACAAAAAAACCAGAAAAAACAAAAAAAGTTATTTATCCCAATATAAGAGGTGGAATTTGCGAATTTTGTGGTATTCCTGCAAAAGATTGTGAACATTATAAAGATGTTTTTTACAATAATCAGTTTTATTGTCTTTGTGGAGGAAGTAGATTACCATCAACATTTAATCAGTCAGTTTACAAATATGTTGAGGAATGGAAGACTTGGGTTTGTAATTCGGAGGGTTGTAGAAGACAAGTAGAATTGAGAGGTGGATATACAAAACCAGAAATATTAGATTTTTACATTTAGTTAATTTTCAATTATTTTTACCTCCTTTCTTGTGGCCCGCAAGAAAGAGTAGGGAAATGGGCGTAATTAAGTGCCTTCTATCTTCCCCAGGATAGAAGAGAACACAAAAATGGGAGAAGAAGAAATTCAAAACGAGGAATTGGAAAAAGAAGAAATAAAAGAAACTCCTCCCCAAGAGGAAAAGGAAAGCGGAGTAATTAATTTGTTAAGAAGAAAAATTAAAGAGGAGGAGGAAAAGAGGAAACAATTAGAAGATGAACTTGCGAAAGCAAGAGAACTTCTAAATGTTTCTGATATTGGAAGTTTAATGAGTAAGGTTGAAAGGCTGGAACTTGAAAATATTGTTGCTAAAAAGTATCCAGAACTTTCAGATGAACTTGAAAATATTGTTCAATTCAGAAGAACGGGTGAAACAATAGAAGATACGATTTTAAGGTATATTGGCAAAAAGACAATTGAAAGCAAATCATCTCAAACAGGATTTTCTTTAGGTTCGAACAAATTAACTTCTAATCCATCAGAACCTAAAGGAGATTTAACTGAAGAAGAAGCAGAACAGTTATTTAAAAAACTTTACTATCCAGAGGAATAGTTTAGATTGGCGAATAAGGTTATAGGGTCTCTGATGGAAATGTAGCAAAATGGCTATTACAACTACTTCTAACCTTGAAGCCGCACAAAAGGCTTTAGGTACATATTATGACAAAATTGTCATAGGTTCTCTTCAACCAAATTTGTATTTTGAGCAATTTGGAGAAATTAAAGAGGTTCCTCAGGGTAATTACACATCAAGATTTTTTACATTCAATAAAATCGCAACTACTTCTGTGTCAACTCTTACAGAAGGAACTCCTCCAACTGGTATTGCAATATCTGTTAACGGTATTGACACAACTCCAACTCAATACGGTATTAATGTTGAACTTACAGACTTAGTTGCCTTAACTGCTGTTTTTGATTTGATAAACACAACTCTTCCTGAAGTTGGAAAGGTAATGGCAAGAAAAATTGATGAAGTTATTCAAACAGTTGTTAATGCTGGAACAAATGTTATTTATGCAGGAGGTAAAACATCAAGGGCTGCTCTTGGTTCTGGTGATTTATTTGATGCTGACTTAATTAGAAAAGCAGCTGCTAAATTGAGAAAAAATTCAGCTCCTAAATTCACACAAAAAGGAGGTGGATATGTTGCTATTACTACTCCGGAAGTAGTTCATGACTTAAAATCTAATACTTCTGTTGGTCAATGGCTTGATATGCACAAATATGCTATGCCTGAAAATATTTTTAATGGTGAGGTTGGTTCAATTGATGGTGTTAGAATTGTTGAGTCTCCTAATGTTGTAACTTTTTCTCCAACCGTAACAGTCCATCCTACAACTTTCATTGCTGCTGATGCTTATAGAATTTCTTACTGGCTTGCCAGTAAAGTAAATACCTATGTTCTTCCTCCTGAAAGTAATCTTTCTGTTTCTAATCCATTAGGGCAAAAAGGTTCAGTTGGTGCTAAAACCAATATGGGTGTAGCACGAACACAGGAAGAAAGACTTGTTAGAGTAGAAAGTGCGGCAACTGCTATATAGTATGATTTAGGGGGGGGCTGGTGATGAGCCAGCTCCCCTTTTAATGGTCATAATTAAATTTTTTTTTAAAATGTTAAGAAGACCACTTAAAACACAAAATCTTGTTCCTTCTTCGGCAAGAACTGCCAGTGGTAATAGTGGAGCAATTGTTATCAATGATATGGATATGTCAAATGTTTTAGTCAGGCTGAGTGTTACTGCCGCTTCTGGAACTTCTCCAACTTTGGATGTTTATTTTCAACAATCTTTAGATGGTGGTTCTACTTTTGTTGATGTTGCTCATTATCCACAAGTCACAGGAGTATTGGCAAATCCTCATTATCTCAATCTCTCTGTAGGAGCTGATAATTCTATAAAAGCTTCGGTTGGAGATGGAACAATTGCCGCTAACTCTACTGGAACTTCCCTTGTTTCTAATGTTTGGAGGATTAAATGGACTATAGGAGGAACGTCTCCTTCATTTACCTTTGCTGTTGATGCTTTTTATGCTTAATTTTTTAGGATAAGATGGGG